CGCACTACAAATACTAGAAGCTCGAGCGCCCGGGCCACGATTTGACGGCGTGGAGCGCGGACCACGATCGGATGGTAGCGACATTGGCGAGCGGAACCGTGCCGGGGGTGGATGTCTATCGGGAGAAAGAAAACGAATTCAAGCTGTACGGCTCGAGCGCGATCTTATCGGGGAAGCCTGATCTCGTCACTGTGAGTTTCGAGCCCGTTCGTCGTCAACGATTCGCGATCGTGTATGACGTCAAAACCGGCAAACGTCGGCGATCGGATTGGTGGCAAGTTCTGATCTATATGCTCGCGCTCCCGCGTTGTGTGGCGCGGTACAAAGACGCGCGGCTGCTCGGTGATATTACTTACAAGGGCGGCGAACATGAACGGATCCCATCAGAGGAGCTCACGGCGGCGCGGAGCGGTGAGATCTTCGCGATGTTGCGGGCCGTCGGTGGAGACTTTCCTCCAAAGCGTACGCCGTCGGCCTCCGAGTGCTCATTCTGTGATATCGGGCCGGAAGATTGTCCGGAGCGCGTCGAGCTCGAGCCGGCGCCGGCAGAAGTTCACGCGACGGAGTTCTAGGGATGGTGATCTACGGGCTCGATCCGGGGCCGGAACAAAGCGCGATCGTGGTCTACCATGCGCCTCGAGAGGGGCCGGCGCTCGTGTTTAAACATCAGACGCTCTATAACCTCGAGCTCTTGGCGTGGCTGCAACATCACGCGGTGGAGGATGCCCTACTCGTGATCGAGCAAATCGAAAACATGGGAATGGTGGTCGGGGCGTCGGTGTTTGAAACCGTCTTCTGGTCGGGGCGGTTCGCCTCGCGGTGGGAAGACGCGAACGGCGGCGCGCGGTGGGAGCGGCTGTCGAGGCGCAAGATCAAACTGGCGCTCTGTGGGTCGATGCAAGCAAAAGATCCGAATATCCGACACGCGTTACTCGATCGGTGGGGTTCCTCGAGGGAACGCGCGATCGGGACGAAGAAAGTACCGGGGCCGCTCTATGGGGTCGTCGGGCACGAATGGGCCGCGCTCGCCGTCGCGGTCGCATGGGCTGACCTGAACGGCTACAGGAAGGAATAGACGACATGGCGACGAAAGCGAAGGCGAAGAAGTCGGCGGCGGTCGTGCGAGCCGTCAAAGCGAAGACGATCGAGACGCCGAAGAAGCGAACCGGCGCGCGGATCGTCAACCGGCAGGCGAACGGGGCCGCGGGGCCGGTGATGTCGGTACCGGAACCGGATCTGCCGCTCGAGGAATCGATCAAGAAAGCGATCGAGGAGCTCGGTGAGCTCGCCGTCGATGAAAGCTCGGCGCCGAAGCATCTGCGCGAGCTCGCCGACGATTACCACGAAGTCGTGCGGACGCAAACGATCCTCGCGAAGCGCGTCGACGCTGTGAAGATTGCCAAAAAGTCGGTCGACTCCGCAACCGCGGTGCTCCTCGAGAAGCTCCGAAGCTGTACACACCAAAAGCCGCTCCCGTTGTTTAATGTGAAAGACCGGGAAGCCGATCAAGCGAACATGCTCGAGGGCGCGAGCTCCTTCGGGCCGATTAGTGGAGGCGTGGCGCCTGGGGCTGACCTCGAGGACGAGCAACACGACGGCGAAGGGCTCGAGGATCTCGAGGGGTGAAGCCGTACGCGGTCGTGACGTATCCACGCCGGCGGATCATCAAACGATCGCGGTGGGAAGGGTTCCCGGCGTGGCTCATCGAAGTGACCGACGAAGAACTCGGATTTATCGCCAACGCGCAAGTAAGCGCCGAGCTCGTCGCATGTGCGCGGGAAATGATCGAGGAAGAAAGGCGGGACCGTGGCAAGACGGATGCCGCGACAAAAGCCGGGAGAGTCAGATCCGGACGTCGGAACCGATCCGAAGCTCCTGCGGGCTGTGCGGCGGTTGCTCGGAATACGCGCGTTCGATTGCGATCTAGCGGCCTCGCCTCAGAACGCGGTCGCGCAAAAGTTCTACACAAAAAGCGATGACGCGCTCCGGCAACCGTGGCGAGTCGGATCCGGGTGGAACTGGCTCAATCCACCGTTCGACGAGATCGAGCCGTGGGTGAAGCGGGCGTACTTGCAATCGAGCGCGGCGAATAGTGCTCAGACGGCGATGCTCGTGCCGCTCGGGTGTCCGGACTGGTGGCGGTTCTGGGTCCATCATAAGGCGCGCGTGATGCTCTTGAATGGGCGGCTTACCTTCGTGGGGCACAGCGATCCGTACCCGAAGGATTGCGCGATTTTGCTCTATGGGCCATACGTCAAGACAAGTTATGAGGTGTGGGTGTGGGGGCAACAGTGATCGCGGTGCTCGTCGGTGGCGCGGTCGGCGCGCTCTGTGGGTTCGTCGGTGGCGCGATCGTCTCGGGTCGGATGTACGAACAGGATCGGCGCGACGCCGAACAGGGCGAGCGAATGTGTCTCTGTGGGCATCAGGCGCGGCGCCATATCCTCGGGTGGGGGCAATGCACCTGTGGGCAGTGCTTGAAATTCAAACCGAGCCGCTCACAATAGCGGTCTGATGGTGAGGATTACCTTTCGGCCGAAAAAGGAACCCGAGCGGGAATACATCGTTGTGTGGGACGGCGTCAACGACGGCGCCGGCGGGGATTACTTGTGCTGCTCGGGGCAGTTCGACACAAAGGACGCTCCGCGGGCGAAGCGGGCGCAACGCACCCGGGCGGTTCGGGATCTGGTGTTGTCGCTCCTGCTCGAGCATCCGGCCGGTCTTTTGATTGAAGAAATCGTGTTTGAGCTCGACGAACGGCCGCAAGTCGTCCACGGGGTCATTCAATCGTTCCGAGTGCTCGGGCTCATCGACGGCGTCACGATCGAGGAATCCATCGGGCAGGGACCGGCGCGCAAGCGGTATTTTCTGAAACGCGAGATCCTCGCGAAAGCGCGGGCGATGGTCAACACGGGAGGCAACGGGCATGGTTGATTGAGAAGCTCCCGGCGTTCGAAGCCTGGTACACGCAAATCACTGAGGAATAATGTCGATTGTCTGGGGGACTATGAACACGTATCGGATTCGCTGTCGTGTGACGGCTGTGCTCGAGGTCGACGTGTTGGCCGAAACCTCTCACGAAGCTCATCGGCTCGTTGAAGTCGGCGATTTGAACGTGATCACGTCTGTGGCGGCGCCATTCGTTGATCTCGAGACTCGGAAGGTCATTCCGAATGCGTTCCGAGTCTTGAAAGCCACGGAGCGCCAGCCAGTCGAGATCTACTCAGTGCGCTACGAACCGGGCGCGGCTATCCTCCGCATTCGCTCTGGGGCGAAAAGCCGCGTCACGGGCACGCCTGACGCCTCAGCGGGGGTATCTCGCGAGCCGTCAGACGGTCACGAGTAGTCGAGTCGCGCGGGGCGTGTTACAAAATAGACACGAAGTAGAGACAGCGGAGTTTCTCTCTGCGGCGACAGCCGACGGGCGTCGACATCATGCCAAGAATCCCGGGATCCGGTCGTCAGAAGGGATCCAAAAACAAAACGCCGAATGAGGTCCGACAACTCGCGCTCTCCTTCTGTCCGGAGGCGATTCGGATTCTGATCGCGATCGCTCGGAAGACCAGCGCCGACGACACGGCTCGAGTCGCGGCAACGCGGGTGCTCCTCGACCGCGGCCTCGGGAAAGCCGTTCAACCCGTCGGTGGGTTACCGGATCCGCTGACCGGCGAACACACGTCCCTCAATGCCTCACCTGGCAGGCTTGTAATTGAGCTCCTCGATAGGCTCCCGCCGGCGGAAGCCGAAGCCGGCGCCTCGAGCACGGCGTAAGCCGGCGCCTCGAGCGCTCGCGGTTCTTCCGAAACCCGACGAGGGGCCAGTCACGGCGATCCGGTTCGTCGGTGTCCTGGCGCAAGTCTTCCGCGATGAAACCCGATTTGTCGACGTCGAAGGGGCGTTGAATTGTGGGAAGACGACGGCGTGCTTGTGGAAGGAATACCTTGCGGCCGTCGTGCGGTGGCCGGGGATCTCGTCGTTCATTTGCCGATTCGCGGACGGTGACAACGATTCGAAGCTGATCCCGGCATGGCTGGCGGTCTGTGAGCAAGCGCACGCGGCCGATCGTCGACTCCCGCGGCCGACGTGGAACGCGCGGGAGCTCTGTTTTGAGTTCCGGCTACCGGGCGACAAGCTCTCGAAGGTGTATTCGTTCGGGATTCGGCCGTCCGGGGAGCTCGGGCGCTATGCGAAGCTCCGCGGCCTGGGCGTCTCAAGGATCTACGTCGATCAAGCCGAAGAACTGCCGAGCGACTATATCGGTGAGCTCGCGCAGCGGTTGCGGCAAAAGGGATTCCCGCACCAATTGACGCTCTCGCCGAATCCGCTCGACGAGAATTCGTGGTTGGCGGAGATGTTCCCAGAGAACCAATCGATCGCGAACCGAAAGTACTACGCGGTCGCGCTCATGGACAACGCGCACAACCTGCCGGCCGGGAAGGTCGAGGACGCGCTTGCTATGTATCCGGTCACGCACGCGAAGCACCGATCGGCGATCCTCGGGCTCCGCGGGCTCAATGTGATCGGCAAGCCGGTGTACTCGGGCGCGTTCATTCGGTCGACGCACGTTCGGCCGCTCAAGTGGAATCCGTTCGTGACGCTCGAGGAAGGGATCGATTTTGGGAAGCATCATCCGTGCGTCGTGTGGCGGCAGCGGTCGATGTACGGCGGGGTGCAATACCTCGGCGGGGTCATGGGGCAGAACATGTACCTTGATGACTTCCTGCCGGTGGTGAAGGCGTTCCGCTCGAAGTGGTTTCCGGACGTCAAAGAGATCGCGACGTGCTGCGATCCGGCGGGCTCACACGGGAATTCTCAGGGGCTCCGCGATAACGGCGTCTCGATTCTCCGGGCGCACGGGTTCGCGCCTCGGTGGCGGGACGATGCGAACCGGCCAAGTATTCGCGCGGCGATCATGGACCGGATCGCGGGTCAGATGCGCAAGCGGACGCCGGCGGGCGAAGCCTACCAAATTGAAGCGTCGCGCGATCGGTGGATGCGCGTCACCGGCGAAGGGGCTCCGCCGGCGTCGTGGTGCTTCCTGGCCGATGGCGATGAGGCGGGGTACGTCTGGGATCAACACATGGTGTCGGAAGGCTCGAAACAGTACCGACGCGCCAAGAAAGACGGCTGGTATGAGCACGGGCAAAACTGCAAGGAATACCTCGAAACAAATTTCGGCTCGGATCCCGTCAAAGCGCCGGAGCGCGACGATCCGGAACCCGAACGTACCTCCGCGTGGTCATAGGCGGATCGCTCATTCCTTCAGCCGGCGGTAATTGTCGGAACCTCGAGGCTCGGGCATACTCTGACCAATGACCGTGCGGTGCGGTGGCTGCGGCGGGCGTCTCGTCCTGTCGTGGGGTCGGGCCGGCGGGCGCGCGAAAGCGTGGCGGATGATCGCGCGGTGTCCATCCTGTCGACGTCTACCGATTTACTTCTCGAGCAAGCGCGAGCTCGAGGCGAGGGGTGACAATGCCGAAGTTCCTCGAGGCGAAACTACGGGCCGAAGCCGGTAAACGTGGGTTCAAGGGCAACGAAGCCGATCACTACGTGTACGGCGCGCTCAACAACATGGGCGCGATGCACGGATCGAAGGAAACCCCAAAGGGCGCAGCGATGGACCGGAAGCACGCGGCGGACATGAAGCCGCGGCGCCGACTCCATCCGGCGTTGATGGAACGCGCAAAGCTGGTCAAGGCGGCACACGAACATCTGTCGGCGAACATTCCCGGGTTCAAACATCGGCCGATGCGGGAACGGATGGCCGCGGCGCAAGCACACATCCGAAGCACACAAGGGCGCCGGGTATCGGATTCGCGTCTATAAGTGTCCAGACTGCGGGAAGTTCCACGTGACGAACGCTGAAAAGCGGCACAACCAAGAATCGCGAGGACGATGGCGCGATCCAGACTCATAACGCCGAAGGCGGCCGATGTCGAGACGCTCGGCGGCTCGAGCGCGAATCCGACGGCGGAGGCGGATCGGCCTGGCTTCCGAACCGATCGCAGCGGGCTCTACGTCCCGGGCGGCGACGTGCGACGTGAGGAACTCAAGGCCACCTCCGACGACGTGAAGCATCTCGAGCGGGCGATTCGGAATGTAGTTCAACCGCTGTGGCTCAAGATCGCCTTTGCGTGTGGGGATCCGGCGTGCCCCGATCCTCGAATCGAGCGACTCGGGCGCGACGATGGCGGGTTCACGTTCCGGTGCGGATGCCGGGATCGGATCTTCCAGGGTCGGTATTGAGTTCTTGGCCTGTTGCGGGCAGTCGATGACGGTCCGATCGCTCTGGGATGCTGACGTGTTGTTGTGGGCGGAGTGGCGATGTCGAGCGGCGCATTGCCGGCGGGTCGTGCGGGTCGGGGAAAAGCGGTGGAAAGAGAAGTGGTATCAGATCCTCGGCCGCGGGCCGCATAAACAGGTGTGATCGTGGCAAAGTGTGTGCTCGTCCGCGACCTCTCGCCGGCGCCGATCTTCTGTAATTCACCCTGCCTCGAATGCGGGCATCCGACGGTGGCGGCCTCTGGGTTCGCCTGGCGAGCAGCGGCACAAGATCACATCGACTATGTGAAAGCCACGCGCGATCGAGCGACCGATCCGCATTTCGCGGACGAACGAATCACCGAACTCTGTAACGAGTAGACCGATGCCTGAAACCGATCGCGATCTCTTGAATGAAATTCGGGAGCGGCACGACACGGCCACGCTCGAGTTCGACGACATCCAACAAGAGGCGAGGAAAGACAGGCTGTGTGTGGCGGGTAAGCCATGGCAGGCGCTTGATCCGGAAGGCGCGCGGCAACGGGTCGCGAAGAAACGGCCGATGATTGCGGCCGACGAGCTCGGGCAGTACCTGAATCAGATAGTGAACTCGATTCGGGCGAATCCTCGCGGCATCAAATACACGCCGACAGGGAATGGCGCCAACGACAAGGGCGCGGAGTTCTACCAAAATCACACACGCGAAATTGAATACCGCTCCCACGCCTCGATCGCCTACTCGGGCGCGTTCGAGAACGCGGTGTCCCACGGGTACGGCTGGATCCGGATTACATCGAAGTTTGAAAGCGATCGATCGCTCAATCAAGATCTCTGGATTGAGCCGATCGTGAACCCTGACGCGGTGATCCCGGATCCGTCGGCCGTCTGGCCCGATTCGCGGGATATGTCGTTTCTGTTCTACGTCGAAGCGCGCAAGCGCAACGAGTTCAAGCGCGAATTCGGAAAGTCGGCGACGATCACGAGTTTCACGACGGAACACGCGCGCCTGGCGCCTCGGTGGCTCCGACAGGATGAAGTCTTGATCGCGGAGTACTGGGCGAAGCGGACGCGGCCTCGCAAGCTCGAGATGCTCCTATTGCCGGCGCCTCCTGAGCAACCTGGGGCGCCTCAAGGTCGGCCGCCGGCGCTTCCGCTCTCGGTCGGGCTGTTCGTCGATGAAATCGAGAAGATGCGCGCGGCGGGTCAACTGCCGGCGGAAGGGATCCAAGTCGTCGGCTCGCGGATGGTCGATTTCGAGTACGTGAAACAGTACCTCACGAACGGGATCGAGATGCTCGGTGAGCCGAAAGCGTGGGCCGGGAAGCATATTCCGTTCGTCAGTTGCTACGGGAAAGTGTTGTACGTCGATGAAGGCGCCGGGCTCCGTCGGAACATCCTGTCGATGACACGGCTTGTGCGCGATCCGTACATGCTGTACTGCTACATCCGGACGTGCGAGGCGGAGGCGATCGGCGGCATTCCGCGGTCCCAGTGGGTCGGGTACAAGGGGCAGTTCTTCAAGCCGGCGGAGTGGAAACGCGCGAATAGTGAGCCGGTCACGTTCCTCGAGTCGATGCCGTTCTCGGAAGAAAACCCGGGTCAACTTCTGCCGCTCCCACAACGGCAACCGTGGGATCCTCCGCTCCAGAACCTCGAGATCTCCGCCGAAGCGGCGCGACGCGCGATCCAAGCCGCGATGGGCGTCACGCCGCTCCCGACGCCGCTCCAGCGGGATAATCAGAAATCAGGGAAGGCGCTTCAACAACTCGACCAATCGGCGCAGCGGGGATCGTTTCACTTTGTCGACCATTACGAGCTCATGATCGAGCGGGCGGGCATCGTGCTCGAGGATCTGATCGACAAAGTGATCGACACGGCGCGCGATGTGTCCATCCGAGAACCGAACGACACGGCGAAGATCGTCCGGGTGAACGATCCGCGGGATCCGAAGTCGATCACGACGAAGGGGGACTATCGGTGTACGGTGTCGACGGCTCCCTCGTCCGACAGTCAACGCGACGCGGCTTCCGATTTCGTCGATTCGATCATCACAAATATTCCGATGGTCGCACAAGTGGCCGGCCAACATGCCGCGGCGCATGTGCTCGCGATCTCCGTGAAGATGAAACAGTTAGGGCCGATGGGCGACGAGATCGCGAAGACGATCGATCCGGAAGGGTACCAGCAAGGGACCGACGGGCAGGAACCGCCGACGCCGAAGGAACAGGCGATGCAGGCGAAGCTCCAGCAAGCCGGCCAGATGTTGCAGCAAGCCCAGAAGATCATCGAAACGGAACAGATCAAGGCGCAGCAAGCGAAGGAGCTCAAGCAAATGGAGCTCGCGTCACGCGAGAAGATCGCGGCCGACGACCGCGCGTCAAAGGAACGCCTCGAGGTGGGAAACCTCGTGCTCGAGAACAAGATCAAGGCGATGGATCGCGAGGTGAAACTCGCGGTGGCGGAAATCTCCACGAAGTCGAAAGAGATCGATCTATTTCTGAAGGAACGCGACCGGGTGGGGGCACATCTCGAGGCGGATGCCGGCCGGGCGCACGAGGCGACACAAGCGGAGCTCGATCGGCAACATGCGGTCACGCTCGCGGATCAAGCGCACCAGAATGCGCGGGCGCTCGCCGATCAAACCGCGGCGCACGGGTTGCGGTCGCAAGTGGCCGGCGCGGCGCTCGAGCCGGAACCGCCAGCCGTGGAAGCCGGGGAAGCGGCGCCCGATCGCGAGGCGCCGACCGCATGAACTACGGGGACGCCTACGACGAGCCGATCGACCCTCCGCGGTGGCTCCGGTTGGGGATTCTCGCGGCCTGCGTGGGTGTGCTCGTGGCCGTCTGGATCGTCGGGTAGTTGTCGAATCCGGTCGGGTTCGTGCATATTGTTGGACCATGTAGATAAATCAATCCTCGAGCTCGTCTAGGGTAGCTCCCGAAACGACCGACTCGGCCTCGGTCGCTGACGTCGCTCACAAGGCCCGAACGCGAAAGCCGCGCGCTCTATTCCTCGATGCCATCTCGAGGTCATGGGCCGCGGCTTTTGTGTTTCGGGTGTTCTTCCAACGGCCGAAGGCGCGTCGGCCGGCGCGCGTCTCGAGCTCGCAGTGTTATGAGCGAACCCCTTTCGACGCCGGCGCCTGCCGCGACGGAATCAGACGTAGACACGTACTCGGCCAGTCAAGCGGCCGTGATTGTCGGCGACATGGGCTTGTACCGGGAAACACGGCGAGCCGAACGCGCCGGCAAACCCTACGAGGATGTCGAGGTTGCCACCGATCGCGAGGGCGTCTCGACCATTCTCGAGGACGAACCCGCGGCGCCGGCCGCGGAGGCGACACCGAAGGAAGCGGCTGCGGCCCTTCCTGAGAACCGGAAGACACGGGCGCAACGGGAGCAAGATCGGATCAATACCGCGATTCGAACCGCGGTCGAAGCGGAAACGAAATCGCTCCGCGATCAACTCGCACGGTTCACGGCTCCGCTGGCGCCGGCTGGCGATCCACGAACCGCGGAGGCTCCGAAAGCGCCGACGCCGCTCGAGGAAATCCAACGCTATCAGGCGATGCCGAACGCGCCGCAGCCGGAGGATTTCGGCACGGACGCGGATTATCGGGCGGCGCTCCATCTCTTCATTACCGACACGCGCAGCGAGGAACGCACAATCGGCGCGCGACAACAAGAACTCCATCGGGAGTTCGCGGCCGCCCAGGACCGTCGGATTGATACGTTCCTTCACCGTTTCACGGAAGCGAAGAAGATCCCGGGGTGGTTCGAGAGCATCTCGCCGGAGGTGCGGGCGATCCGTCCTGCGAGCGGCATGGATGCCGCAAAAGAGCGCGTTGGCGCTCTCAATGTGCTGTGGGATCACGTGTACGACTCGCCACACCTGGCGAAGCTGTCGAGCTACTTCAGTCAACACCCTGCCGAGCTCCGTCGGTTTGAAACGATTCCCGACGATATCAAGGCTCTGCCGCGGCCGATGTGGGTCGACAAGCACAAGGAACGCATCGCGCAAGAGTTCGCCATTCTCGAGCGGTCGCTCGGAGGATCAAGCGCGCCATCGGCGGCGGCTCGAGCTCCCGCGGCGGTCGTTCATTCTGAAGTCAAACACGTCTCTAGTGCGCCGGAACCTGTCGAGACGCTCGGCCGTCGGCCTGGCTCGCTCGCGGATCCGATCAAGGAAGCCGTTCGCACGGGAGACATGGGCGCATATCGCAAGGCACGGCTTGCCGAGCGGATCGCCGAAACACAAGGATCTCGACGATGAAAAACTGGACACAGCGTCCGCGGTGGACGTTCGTGCTGTCGACGGTGATTGCTCTGATCGTGGCGCTCGTCTGTCGTCACTATCAGGTCTTCGACGACGGCTCGGGCGTCTCGCACGCGGCGAACGTCTTCGCAACGACCGACTGGCTCGTGATGGAATCGCTGGATATCTTGCTCAACAAGATGGCGATCGGCCAGTACTTCAACATGGACGACAACGACCAATTCGAGCAAGCGTTTGCCGTTGGTCCGACGATTCGAAAGAAGCTCCCGCAGCGGTTCCTCACGCGGGATGGCCTCGGTTACAACCCGCAAGGGTTGAACCGAATCACTACAACGATTTCGGTCAATCAGGTGTTCGGGATCGATTTCGAGTGGGACTCGTACGAGAAGGCGGTCAACATGGAGCGCGGCGAGGCTCAGTTGCGGAAGGAATACATTGAGCCGGCGATGGCGCAGTTGACGCAGGAAATCGAAAGCCGGTGCGCGCTCTGGGCGTATCAGAACGCCTCGGCGATGGTCGGGATTCTGGGCACGGATCCGACGGACTTTGATTCGAGCTCGGCCTCCTGCCGACAGAAGCTCGTCGAGCTCGGCTGTCCGGTTGGGAAAGATCGGTGCATGGTCGTCACGCCGTCGATCATGCGCACGCTCAAAAAGTCGGCCGTGTCGTACTTCAACCCGGTGACGGACATTTCGAAGCAGTTCCGCACGGGGATCGTGGGGTCGGGCGACGGGTTTGAATGGTACGAGTCGGTGTCGCTCTATTCCCATACGGCGGGCACCTGGGCCGGCGCGGTCACGGTGAAGGGCGCGGGGCAGTCGGGATCGTCGCTCACGATCACGGCGACCGCGGGCGACACGTTCAAGCGCGGCGACAAGTTCAGTATGGCCAACGTGAACTCGGTGAATCCGGGCACACGTCGGAAGGTGGGGGCCGCGGCGAAAACCTTCACAGTGCTGAACGATCCGCAGTTGACGGCGGCGGGCGGTGGCGTCGATGTGCTGTCGATCTCTCCGGCGATCTTTGGACCGGGCTCGCAGTACCAGAACGTCGATGCGTTGCCGGCGGATGCCGCGGCGCTCACGCTCTGGCCGGGCACGGCGGCACCGAACGGCAAGAGCGGTACGATCTCGCTGGCGTTGCATCCTGACGGCTTTGCGCTCGTCGGTCTGCCGCTCGAGGTGCCGAAGGCGGCCGAAGTCGGCGTGATGAAGCGCGATCCGGAAACGGGGATCGCGGTCGCGTTCGTGCGCATGTTCGATCCGATTCAGCGGAAGATGGTCAATCGGTTCGATATCCTGCTCGGCTTCGGAAACTACTACAGCGACAATTGCGCGGTCGCATTGGCCGGAGCGTAAGGACCATGAACACTTACATCAAACGGCTCATCGGATCCCTTGCCGTCCTGCTCACTCTGTTCGGGTGTGTGGCGCCGGTGGGGGCACAAACGTATCTGACGGCCACGACGCTCAATGGAGCGATTACGTCGACGTCGGCTACCACACTCACGTTGACATCGGCCTCAACCGTCACGACGACGACGCTCCTGTTTGTCGATCGTGAACTGATGCGGGTCACGGCGATCAACGGCACCACGATCTCGGTGATTCGTGGGGCCGGCGGTACGCGAGCCGACACGCACGCGACCTCGGCGAACGTCTTGATTGTCCATCCCGAGGCGGTCGTGAACGGGTTCGCGAACGAGGAACCGGCGGGATCCTGCACGGCGGCGAACTATCCGTACTTGCCGTTAGTCGATGTCGGCAGCGGGTTCCTATGGTCCTGTCGATCGGGCGTCTGGAAAGCGACCTCGTCTCAGCCAGTCACGTACAACAGCTTCTTGACCGGGAAGTCGTAGGTGATGCGAGGGATCGATCACAGCTACGCGCTTCTGGCGGTCGGGCTGTGGTTGATCTCTCTCTCGGCGGCCTGTCTCGTGATGGGAGACGTGGCGGTCGAAAGGCGATTCGTGGATCCGTACAAAACGCCCGCAGAAGAGGGGATTCATAGAGGATTCGGGTCGAACCGATGACGCTTCGGACCGTCATCCTCGTGGTCTTCATTGAGGCGATTGTGCTGTTAGCGGCCGTGGCACTGCTCGAGGACTGGTGTATTGATCGACGGGACTATGCGCCGGGCTACAACACGTATCGGCTGGTCCGGTGTATCGATGCGCCGTCGTATCCGGCGCCACATATCCGACAGCTGACGCCGTGACCTCGCGCGGGTGGCGACTGCTGTTCCTGCTCGCGTTCCTGACCTTCTGTCGGGTCTTCGAATGGCGGTCGGCGCTCTCGGTGTGGCAGTCGGCCTCACTCATCTCGACGGAGTCGATTCGTGCGCATCTGCATTATCGGAACGCGCTGGTTCGGGCGGGGCGGTGGGGAGAAGCCTTAGATCAATGCGACATCTTAGCGCGCTTACGGCCCGACTCGAACCCGCACGAACGCTTGTTGATCTGGCGGGCGTGTGCGCCCTTGTCGTCGGAGCGTACGTCTGGGCGTGTTGGGGAGAAACCGTCTTCGAGGAAGTGAGTCCATTCGTGGTGAGGTTCCCTCCCTGGCAAATCGGCGCGATCACCGATCTCCCGAATGCCCTCTCGAGGGCCTCGTTGTATTGGCCGCAGTCCTTTGCCCTGCAACATCTCGTGAGCCTCGGGATCCACCTGGCGAATGTCGGGTTGCTGTGGGTGTTCCTCTGGCGCGCGGCGTGTCGCTGGCCGGTCTGTTGTCTCGCGGCGTCGCTCTTTGCACTCCATCCACTGGGGAGCGAAGCGGTTGTGTACCTGGCGGCGCGCGGGTCATTACTTGCCACGACCGGGCTCCTGATTGGGGCGATTGGGCTTGTCTCGCCCTCCCGGGTCGGTGAAGTCATCGCAGTGGTCGGATTGGGGATCGCCGGACTTTCGCACAGTGCGACCGCGGCCTCGGCGATCGTGCTGTTTCCGTTGGTCGCCTGGTGGGCGCGGCGGCGCGTCTGGCTGATCGTGGATGTGGTCTTCGTGCTCGGGGTGTTCTTTTGGATTCCTCCCACGGAAGGTGACGCGGTGATGGGCTCGGCGGGTGCGTTTCTCCTGCGGCAGGTCGGGCACGCCGGATGGTTACTCGTGATGGCGATGGCGCCGCTGAATTTGAGTCTCGAACTGCCGACGGTGAGCGCGGGCGTCTCGGTGGCGGTGGCCGGCATGCTCCTGATCGCCTCGTGGGGGCTCTGGCTGGCGCGGCATGACGTCGACGGTCGGGCGCGGCTGTTTGGATGGTTCTGGGGCTTCGGGGCGCTCCTGCCGCGGTTGGTCGTGCCGCGGTTCGAAGGGCTACACGAACGGCACGCGTACCTCGCGCTCGTGGGCTGGATGTTGCTCGCGGCGCTTCTGTTGGAATCGGTGATCGCTCCTCGTGGGGAGCTCGAGAAGGGGGTTATGGCTCATGGGTGAAGGACAAGCGCCGGAGGTCAGTTTTGCGGACGTGCAAGGGTTGCATCAGCGACTCAACGAGCAAGATGCACAGATCAAGTCACTGCTCGCGGCGCTCGAGGCGAAGAAGCCGGAGACGGATCGAACGGTCGTCGATATCAACGATGTCCGGGTACCGTACGTCCTTCGGCCGTTCCCGACGACCGTGCATCGGCCGAATCCGAAGCACGTCGGGCCTGATCACATCGGGTACGACGCGAAAGCCGTGAGCACGCCGGAGGAAGTGAGCACGGCCGTCTCGGCGGGCTGGCTCGATCTCGAGGCGTACCGGCGGCATGTTGCCGATGGAATCGAGAAAGCGGCACGGAAAGGGGGTGTCCGATGACAATGGGCGAACGTGAGCACAAGGATCCCGCGGCGCGGTCGTCGCTCTGGGAACGGCCCGATCCACACGTCCATCCGGCGCCGGAGGTCGGCGGGCGGTATCCCGCACATCTGCACAAGCCGGGAGGCAAGTTCCTCGATGTGGCCGATGCGGACGCGGAAAAGGCGGCGCGTGCTGAGGAGTGGGTACTGGCGCCGGTACCGGATCCGGCTCCGTGACTGAGTGGCTGCTCGGGGCGATCCTGCTCGTTGAACTCGGGCAGTTGATCGTCTCGATCTACAACGGGCGGCACGCCAAGAAATCGAAACCTGTGCACGGGCCGGTGCGATGACCTCTGAAATGCTTCGCGTGAAACGGGTCAGTCTCATGGCTGGCATCAAAACCGGGATCTCGCCTCCATCGAGTTTTCATAATCTGTCGGTCGGGAACGCGACAACCGACGATCTCGAGCTCCACACGACGGACGACAACGATCTCGAGTTCCTCGTGATTGAGGCGGGATTTGAGCGGCCGATTCCGACGTCGCGGCGCTTGTTCAGTTACGACAGCGTCGCGTTTTGGTTGAAAGCGAAGGTATCAGGTACGGCGGTGCTCCTATGGTACTGACGTGGCGTCGGTGGCTCCTCCTCGCGTTCCTCCTCGCCGTTCCCCTACGCCTCGAGGCGCAACCGTTCCCGATTCCCGCGGTCGTCACGGCCTCGCTCTCCTCGAGCTCCTGTCCGGGGACCGGCTGTGTTCAGATGGCCGTCCGCGGGTACGCCGGCGGCGGGGTACAGGTTGGCGGGTCGTTCACGGGAACTCTGACCTTCGAAGGGGCGATCGGGACGGATTGCGCCTCAGCCACGTACAAGCCGGTGAACTTCACGCCGGCCGACAGCACCACGCCACAAAGCACCACAACGGCCGCCGGGCTCTTTCAGGGGCCGATCGCCGGGCTCTCCTGCCTTCAGGTGCGGTTCTCCGCGTACACGTCTGGTACGGCAACGGTGGGCCTCCTGGCGGCCTTCGGGGGGAGCGCCTCGAGGACGACCGGGGGCGGGTCGCCGGCGGGGCCGTCGACGTCGGTGCAGTTCAACGACGGGGGGTCGTTCAACGGCGTGGCGGCCTTTGAAATCGACAAGGTCAATTCGACTCTCACGGCGACCTCGGACGGCGTCAACCATCCAACTGACTGGAAGCTCGGCGCCTCCGTGCGGGCGCATGTCAACGAAAACGGGGAATTCTCGAATTTCGGCTTTACCGGCAATGCGACCGATGCGACGTTCGGCCGGAATAACGGCGTCAATATGACCGGCGCCGGCGGAAATAATACGTTCTTCGGAACGAACGTCGCGAGCACGGCGAACGCGACCTCGAGCGGCGGGTTGACGCTCGTCGGGCAGAGCGCGGATGTCACGAGCGCCAGCGGGACACTTGCGACCGCGGTCGGCTACTCCATGAAGGTGCCGACGAGCTCGGCCGGGTTCGGTTTCAACGGGACCGGCGACCGGGCGCAACAGTTCCTGATTTCGCTCAACAACGGCAACGGGAGTCTCGGCCCGCAAGTAGTCGCGGCGGCCTCGAGTGATTCCGTCGACGACCGGCGGAATTGGTCGATTACCGGGGTGTGGGCCACGGCAACCGATGCGACACGGAAGGGGCGGGCGCTTTTTCAGGCGTGGGATGCGACGACGGCGCGCGAGTTCATGCGCGGGGAAACCAACGGCACGAACGCGATGATCGGGTTTCTCGGGGCGACCGCGTCACTCGCGCAAACGGGCGATCTCGCGTCGGCGCTCACGACGTTCGGGTTGATGACCGGGTCGCCGACACTCGCGGACACGAAAGTCTCGTTTACCGACAACGTGACCGGGAACGCGGCGACGACACAGCACGGGTATCAAGCGAAGGGGACCGGGTCAACGTCGACGTTCTACCGGAGCGACAACACGCAAGCCGCGGTCACGGATGCAAACCTGTCGGTTTCTGACGTCACGACTAACAACGTCACGAGTACCGCGCACGGGTTCGCGCCGAAGTCGCCGGCGAACGCGGCGCAGTTTCTGAACGGGGCGGCGACGCCGGCCTATGCCAGCGTGACGGATGCGAACCTCTCGACGTCCGATATCACGACGAACGACTGCACGGCGGCTAAGCACGGATTCGCGCCGAAGGGGGACGGCAACGTCAATCACTTCCTGAATGGGTCGTGCGCGTACTCGGCGGCGACGGCCACGGTCGCGATCACGGAAACCGAGATCAATTTCGATACGTGCGGGGTGTCGGTCGGCACGATTCACGCCTCCTTCACCTGTACCGCGACGGTCACTGATGCCGGGGTCAGTGGGACCAGTAAGATCATCGTGCTCCAAAGCGGTGCGGCGCCGACGGGTCGACAGGCCGACGAAAACGACATGGATCCGCTGGCCTGTAATGCGCTCGCGGGCGCGGGATCGTTCACGGTGATTTGTAAAGCGCTCAACGGGCCGGCACACGGCAAATACAAGCTCAATTACTTGGTGGGGTAAATGGTTCGCTTCTATCTCGATCCGCGGTTAGTGCTCCTCCTCGCTACGCTCCTGCTCTCGGTGGGGTCGGTCGCGCTCTGGGTGATGCTCGGGCGCTCGTGGAAAGGGGTTGCAAAAACGGCCTCGCTCGCGCTCCTGTGGTTGGCCTGCACGGCGGCGATCATTCAATCGGGCGCCTCGGCGGATCTCTGGACGATTGACGCGACGTCGAAAGCCGGTCGGGTGTCCCTCTATAACACCGCGGGAACCTTTATCGGTGATACGACAACGCCATTCTTCGTGAAAGTGCAGTCGGGGGCCGCGGCGAATGTGCTCACGGTGGACGCGACCTCGCTCGCGGCACGGGCGACGCTCTACAACACCGCGGGTACTACGCTCGGCGACACGACGACTCCGCTCGTCTTCAAGCAACAAAGCGGCGCCTCGAGCGATCAACAGACAATCGACGCGACATCGAAGGCGGGGCGCGTGTCGCTCTATAGCTCGGCGGGTGTGGAAATTCCTGGGGTCGGGCAGCTTCAGACGTTCGGGATCTCGTCGACGTTCACGCCGGCGGCCACGCCGACGGATCTCGTGATTATCGAAGGGAGTTCCACGAAAACCATCAGAATGGTTTCGATGAACATCTGTACGACGAACACGGCGGCCGGGTCGCAAGAATTCTTCTTGATCAAGCGCAGTGCGGCCGACACGACGGGGACGTTTGTTTCGGCGGGCACGCCGGTGCCGCTCGATTCGAACGATGCGGCCTCCACGGTGAACCGCGTCGGGCACTTTACGGCAAATCCCGGCGCGCTCGGTACGGCCGTTGGGACCATCGCGCGCTATCGTGTCGCGTCAACCGTGGCGATCCCGGCGACGTTTGCCGGCATTCGTGAAATCACCTGTCAAGACATGATGCCGTGGTACTCGCAGGCGCACGCGGATCAACGGATTACCCTGCGGGGCGTGGCGCAAACGCTCGCGATCAATTTCAATGGCGTAGCGCTCGTGGCCGGACAAACGCACACATACACGATCGTCTGGACGGAGGAATAACGCCAATGGCTGACGTCTCGATCACGGGCGTGACCGTGCAAGTCCGCAAGACGCTCGGGGCGCCGGCGGCGATTGCGGCCACGATCAATCTGTCGTTCAACGGCGTCGAGTCACAAAGACAATTTCCGATCGCGGCGGACGATGTCGATGTCGCGTTATCTGGAGATGAAACCGCGGCGCTCGAGGCGGCGCTCGGGGTCGTGCTTCAGCGGATTACCGATACCACGCGCAACGCCGTGACGCGGTTTCTCGAGGGGCTCCAATAAGATGGCGTACAAGATTCGCGACCTCGCGATCGGGGCGATGCTCGAGATCCGAGTGGCGCGTGCGGGCGACACGCCTCCAGCGACCGCGCTCGCGTTCACGATTCAGATCCTCAACGAGCTCCTCGATGAGTGGAACATCGACGCGCGGGCCGTCTATTCGAACGTCTTCACGGCGTTCACGCTCACGCCGAACCATCAACCGCACACCTTCGGGACGCCTGCCGCCGATTTCGCGTTCACGGTGCGCCCGGTCGAGGTCATCAAATCGCGGCTGATTCTGACGAACGTCACGCCGAACGTGTACACGCCGATCGAGGTGCGAGACGAGTACTGGTGGAACAATGTGCGGGTGCCGGGGATCGCGACGACGATTCCGACCGATCTCTACTACACGCCAGACTTTCCCCTCGGGCATGGCTATTTCTGGCCGGTGCCCACGGTCGCGTACGGTGTCGAGTTCCTCACGCGCGGGCTCCTCGCGCAAGTCGTCGAAAACGATGATTTCTCACTACCGCCGGGGTACAAGGCGGCGCTTCGGTTGACGCTCGCGGAGCGGATCGCGTCTGGGTTCGGAAAAACCGTCTCGAGAGATACGCACGTTGCGGCGGCCATGGCGCGTGGGCGGATCTTTGGGGAAAACGAACCGGACGCCTCGATCTCGACGCAGGATTCCGGGTTGCCGAGCTCGCAACGGGTTGAAACCTTCAACTACCGTTCGCGATCGTTCGGTGGGTAATTGGTCTAAAGCGATTATGGCCACAAGGCGCGTCTGTGATCGGTGCGGAGCGGATGCGGAAGTCACGGCCGGAGTCGCCGTCGTGCGAAATGTGATCGTCTCAGTGAAGGATCCGACGACGAACCCGATCGAGAAAGATTTCGAGCTCACGTTGTCGATCACGCCGAATCAGGATTTGTGTAAGCCGTGCAAAGCGTCGTCGCTCCTCGGGTTCGTCGCGGGCATCATGGCGGAGGTCGGGAAGTTCGAAACGCGGGCCGTGACGGCGATTCTGACGCGGTCGCTCCCGCCGGCGCCTGATGTCAAAGCCGGGGGGCGGTGATGGCGAAGTGGCCGGGATTCTGCGGCGGGTCGGGGCAGTCACAAAGCATCATCGCGAGCCTGGCGCGGACGGTCAACCTGTATGTGGAGGAAATCCCGGCCGACGACGGCGCCGGGAAACAGCTTCAAAAGGTGCTCTATCCGACGCCGGGATTCTCGCCAAAGTGGGCGCTTGCGCAAGTCGGGTGTCGGGCGTTGTCGTCGATCGTGCCTGGGCAAATGTTCGGCGTCGAGGGCACGAAGTTCCTCGAGTTCTTCTCGGATTACTCGAGCATCGAACGGGGGACCGTCGCACAGAACAGCAACCCGGCGACGATTTCGTACAACGGCATTCCCGGCCAGCTCTTCGTGACCTCGGGGGGGAACGGGTACCTGTACAACCTCTCAACCCATGCGTTTACGCAAGTGCTCACGGGTGACGCCGACATGGGGGCGGAGCTCGATTCCTATTTCATCGCGTTTTCGATCGCGATCGGTCAAGCGCGCCTCTCGAATCCGAACGACGGTTCGACCTGGGATCCGTTGCAGAAGTTCGTCCGGTCGACACAGCCGGATCCGTGGCGGACGATGTTCGTCGACGGCAACCGGCAATTGTGGTTTATCGGGTCGGTCACGGGGGACGTGTATTACAACACGGGTGTCGCGAATAACCCGTTTCAACCGATTCCCGGGTCGGTCTATCGGTCGGGGATCGCGGCGCCGTTCGCGCGCGGGCTGGCGGGGACTAACATCGTCTGGCTCGGGCAGAACGACGAAGGCTCCGGAAAGGTGATGGCGGCGCGGGGCTACGTGCCGCAACCGATTTCGACGTACGCCGTCGAGACGGCGCTTGCCCAGTACAAGCGCACGGGTCGGATCGATGATGCTGAGGTGATGGTCTACTAAGATGAGGGACATACGTTCGTGAATTTCGGATTTCCCACGAACGGCGGAACGTGGACCTTCGATCTCGAAAAGGCGTCCTGGGCCGAACGGGGCATGTGGAATCCGGTCAAGGGTAGTTATGACAT